TACAATTAATAAAAAAGTTAAAGCTTATAAGAAAAGAATAGTAGCAACTAAAGATTTTAGAGTTGTTGGTAAAGCCGAAGTCCCTGAGTTATTTAATCAATCTAATTGTGGTAGATATAAAAACTTAGTTATTACTGAAGGTGAAATAGATTGTTTATCTTTAGTTGAGATGCTTACAAAAGCCAAAGCCAAATTTGATGTTGTATCAATTGTCAATGGTGCTCAAAGTGCTAGACGTAATATTGCTTCTAACTTAGATTTTGTTAATAAATATGATAAAGTATTTTTAGCATTTGATAACGATGAACCTGGTATTGCTTCTGCTAATGATGCCGCCCATGTTATAAAGCCTGGTAAAGCACATATTGTTAATAGTGTTTATAAAGATGCTAATGACGCTTTATGTAAAGAGCAATCTGATACTTACTTATCTAATGTTTGGGGATCTAAAGTTTATAAACCCGATAACTTTGTTAGTGGTGAAAAAATATGGGATGCTTTTAAAGAAAGATCTACAGTTAAATCTGTACCTTATCCAGTTTGTCTTAAAGGTTTAAATGATAAATTGTTTGGTATGAGATTAGGTGAGATTACTTTGTTTACATCTGGTACTGGCTCTGGAAAGTCTACTGTTGTTAAAGAAACAATATTAAACTTATTAGAACAGACTGAAGCTAAAGTTGGTTTAATATCATTAGAGGAATCTATTGGTGATACTGCAACTAAATTGATTGGTATGTCTATTAATAAAAATATTAGAATGCCCGAAGATGTTACTGAAGAAGAAGCACGTAAAGGTTATGAAAAAGTATTTGGTGATGAAAGATTAATTCTTTTAGATCATCAAGGCTCTGTAGCTGATACGTCTTTACTAGATAGGATTGAATACTTAGCAGCTTTAGGTTGTAGTTACTTGATACTTGATCATATAACTATTGCTGTAAGTGAAGGAGTAGACGGTGCTACTGGGAATGAAGCGGTTGATAAAGTTATGTCATCTTTATTAAAGATTACAAAACGTTATAACATTCATTTAACTTTGATATCTCATTTGAGAAAAAGTTCTGGTGAAGGTAAAAGTTTTGAGGAAGGTATTATGCCTAACCTTGATTCTATTAAAGGATCTGGAAGTATTAAACAAATAAGTTTTGATATTATAGGTTTCGCTAGAAACATGATGGCTACTGAAAAATCTGATAGGAATATTGTAAAGTTTGCAGTTCTTAAGTCTAGATTTTCTGGAGATACTGGCCCTGCTGGACAAGCCTCTTATAATATTTCCACAGGAAGACTAAATTATAACGAAACTAATTTAGCTTTTGAAGAAGTGGTATAACCTAATTCGGTTAGAAGTTAGACCTGTATGTAAGACCAGATATGGCAAGCAACTAACAGACAATGATACAAAGATGATATAATAGGCAATCCTCTCTCAAGCCTACATCGTGTATTAGAAAACCGAAGCAGCTGAGCAACCTGTTTAAAAGGCTCGAAGATTTTTAGGGGGCATTAAAACCCCCTATAATTTATTTTAATATTAATTTTACTATAGATTTTTCTCCTAAATATATTTCTGTTTCAGCTTTAGATTTTATACACTGAAACTCTACACGATTACTACCCGATCTCATGGCAATTCTCTTTGCCTTTAAACAAGTCGACATTGAATCTTGTATTCTGTGCTCCTTGATTTCTCCGTTTACGATCATCAAAAGGGCTATTACTATTTCAGTCATTAACCTGTCCCTCCATTTTGTCTTACTTTATCTTTTAATTTTTCTATATCATCTAAAGCTTTTTCTAATTGTGATTTAATAAATTCTATATTAATTTTATTAGTCATATTTTGCTCTTGATTTTCAATCAGTTTTTCTACATCAGCAAACACAGTTTCAAGCAACATGTATTGTTCCTGATCAGTTGGTAATTGTTCAGATTTTTTAAGTAAATCAGCATTAAACAATTGTCTTGATGTTTCTAAACTTGTAAGCCTTGCAGTTAGTTCAGTGTAAGCGAAAATTCCCATTGAAATTGCCAAAACCAAGCCTATCATATTTTTTATTGGCATGCCTATTGTAGTGTTGTCGGATATGTTCATGTTATTTTTCATTACAAATTTTCCTTCCCCATTTCCAGGTCTGTGTTACAGATCTTTTTGATTGCATCTTATCATTTTTAGAATCTGTCTCGGTTACACCAACTAGAACTGCAGTTTTATCAGGACATACAGCTGTGTTAAGAACCTTAGTACATCCTGCTAAACCTATAGCAACTAAAATTAAAAAAAGTAAGAATACAATTACTTTCTCATTAATCATTTTTCTTTTTCCTCTTATTTCTTTTCTTTATATTATTAATATTACGTTTAAGAGTTTTATTATTACTTTCCATTTGTGCAGATAAATATATCTGTCCTTGTTTCAGTTTAAAAACCTCTTCTTTCATACCCCAAGTTTCTTTTAAGTTCCAACCAACTAAAGCAATTAAAGCAGCTAAAGCTAATGCAACTATCTTATCTTTTAAATCCATTATCTAGGCCCTCCATATATAGCAAGCAAACACATCATAATTATCAGTATAGCTGTAAATTTATAATCCATTTGTAACCCCATTATTTGTTTCTTTTTTTATTTAATATCTTAACTCTTGAATGCCAACACCAAGTAGTTAACTTGATTGCATAAGTTTCTACAAATGCTATTCCTTTATCAATAGCACTAAACATATTGTATATATATTTATCCATTATTTTTTACCACCTGTACCTTTAAATATTTGTGTTCCTTTAATACCATAGATAGATGCTACTACTAGAATCCATAAATTAGTAAACCATTTTGGTAACTCTGAAAACATTTCAAAGAATAGTTTAACTTTATCCATAGCTGTAGGATCTTCACTTACCACAGCCCAAGCCAGAATTGCTATTGGCAAACTGAGCATAATTAAAACTGCCTCATCTTTCCAATCTGATTGTCTTGATTCTAACAATTTACCTTGGTAAGCTTCTTCACCGTTAGCCATTTTAGATGCATGCATTAATTGTGCATCTGACATAGCCATTTTTGTTTTTTGTTTATTAGCATAAATCTTTGATCCTGCATTTACTGCTAATTTGAGTGCCGAAATCCACATGTTATAACTCCTTCTTATAGTTAAAGTTTATAAAATCATCATGATGTTTTTCATCTATGATGGCTTTTAATTCATTATTAATTTGTTCTTTGTAACTTTTATTATCTGTTGCCTTTAATAATTTAGGCAAATCATTGTATCTTTCTTTAATCTTTATTTTATCAGCTATAAAATTAAAATCTTCTTCTATGTTTTCAAACTTACCTATAAAAGATAATGGTATAGTCCCATTAAGATTTAATAATTTATATTGGCTAGGTTCTGTTGTACCTATATCTTTAATAAATTGTTCAAAAGTTTTATTTATTCTACCTGTTCTCTTTAACATTTTATAAAGACTAAACATTCTATCATAAGGATTTCTTACAATAGCAAATGAAAAATATTCATTACCTTTATATTTATCCCAGGTATGTTCTACTGCAGTATGAGATTTAACTCTTGTCCAATGAAATTCATTAACATGATCACTAGCACCATACTGTTTAAATATATTACACATACTTGTGCCTGCTGTTTTAGGTATATGATAAAACATAAACTTATGACTATCTGAATATATCATAATGGTTTCCAATCTATTACCATGTGTACTCTATCTATATTAGATTGATTTTTTACACCATGTAATTTTTGATTATTATTTATCTCCCAAAGTTCACCAGCCTTTAAATATTTTATATCATTACTAACTTGAAAGGTAACATCTGGGTTTGTAATTATAGGTATATGTATTCTATTATGAGACATTAAATAACGACCACCATCTCTATGAAGAGGTATAATTGTATTTTTAGAAAGTTTAATTAATAATACAGATTCAATTTTACCATTACTTAAATTATCATTTATTAAATTTTGTAAATTATTTATATCATCTTTTATTGGCTCATAGTTAACCCAGTATTTATTATCTTCAGTATAAACTTTAGTATCCATGTTTAACGGATCTTTCCATACAATAGGAACTGTTTTTGTATGTTTATGTGTACCATGTTTATCTTGTCTAAAAGACCATTCATCCCATAACTCTTCAGAAAATTTACTGGCTTTATCTGCTATATTACTAACATCATATTTTTCTATATATTTAAAATTAAAACTCATTATAGTTCCTTTTTGTAATTAAATGTTTTAAAATCCATATCAAATATATTATCAATAATCTTTTTAGATTCATCACAATAATAATCTTTATAAATTAAATTTTGTTTATGCTCAAATCCTAAATCAATATACCTTTCTGGTATACCAATTTCCTCACATACATTATTAAAATCTTCTTTTATATTTTCATATCTTCCTACAAAATCTAAAGGTATTTCATTTTGTAATGTTAAATATTTATATTGATTAACATTTACTTGTTTATTTACATTTAAATATTGACAGAATCCTAAAAAAGTTAAGTGTCTATATCTTTTAAGAAATTTATATAAACTTACAATTCTAGTGTAAGGATTTCTTACAAAAGAGAATGAAAACATATCTTTACAATTATAATCATTGTAATGGGGATCTACAAAACTATGCATACTATTAAACGATTGTTTTTTAGTAGATACATGATACCTAGTCATCCAACCTTCTTTAGATTTATCTTTAATATCTATTTTTTTATCTATATATTTTGATAATAAA